GTGACTCTCCTAAGGCACTATGCCTAACTTGCTCTCCAATATATGGAGAGTAGAGGTGTTGTCTATCAAGTCTCTACACATTATGTGTCGGGACAGGACGTCACGAATTTCCTCCCAGGTTCTGGCGAGGAATAGACCTCCTTCAAGATCGCGATTGCGGTCCAAGAAGTCTAAATTAGGTAACATTTGGATTGCCATAGGTGCGAACCTAGGTCCCAAATGCCTAGTCACGAGGTCAGTTGCATCCTGGTCGGATGCAGCGTCTGGATTTATGGTCGTATACATGGCATACTTTTGCCTGTAGTAGACGGCCTGCCAGATTCGCCGAGCACGTGGAGCATAGCTAAGGGGTTGAGTATCCTTGGAAAAGAATAATCTTTCCCAAGTTGGACCCATGCGGTCAGCCAAAGGCTTTCCGTTAGGATTCCATCCGCATCCCCATGGTTCCGGGATTTCAGCAATCATCTGTAGCACCTCACGCTGACGCCTTTTAAAGGTTTTAACGGAGGAGGGGCCAAGGTTACGTGCAATGTCCACGAATGTATTATCATTCGGGGGACCCTTCCATTTATATGACCACAGTACGCGGTCAGGAAGGATCACGGCGCCCGCAAATTCTGCAGCCTTCTCAGAAATAAGGCTTTTAGCCTCTGAGATAGGCACGCCCAGTGACTGTATAAGTCTCTGGTAGTGGGCTGCGACATTATCATTACTGATAATGACGTCGTCACCCAGAATTCGGTATGGCTTCTCTGTTGTATACAATCTACTGATTGCAGAGAGTAGCAAGTGATGCGCCAGTGAAAAGATAGCAAAACTAGGATACAATCCTAGGGGCTGTCCTACACTCCATCGAGTTTGTAACTCGAGGCGCTTCTCCCCACCAATGTTGGCCGGCAGGTTACCTGGTAACCACCAGGTACCCTGTGAGATATCCTTAAACAAGGATATCCACTCGGAAGATACTCCTAACATTTGGAGTACCTTGATCTGCAGCGACAGGGGAAATTGGTCTGTCGCATTAGACAGATCGAAGGAGTAACATCGTCGACCGGATTTCAACCAGTCTTGAATTTCGGGTATGCGTCTGTCAAAAATAGATGACGCATCCTCTGGTATCTGCCAAAGATACCGGAACAAGGATGTGCCAAGCGGTTGTAACGCCGCCTGACAGATCATGTGTGGCACTGCCACATGACGGAGCTTTAAGCCCCCTTCTTGCACGAAAGAGATGTTACCGGAAATAAAGGTTTCATTTCCTTCCCTCTCACGATCCTGATACCAAGTCCCATCGAGCAGCTGCTCGAGGGGGTGCGGAGTAGTATCACTTTGTCCATACTCATCCCCACTGATTGCGGGGTTTGAGAGGAAGTCTTCCAAGACATTGGAAAGACGACCAACCGAACCGTCGAGAATACGCTTGTGTTTCCGGTAAAAAACCGGAAAACGGGCGAGGGCATTAATACTGTCCAACAAGGTTGTTGGTGCTGGAGCGGACTTATGTCCGAACTCCACTTGAGGAGCCCTCTTCTGTTCCGAGATCGGAACATCAAGTAAGGGATAACCTACAGCATTATTACTGAATTCCATTAATGGAATATGGTTAGATGCGATAAGTTCAAGCGCATTAAATTCCGCTTGTTTCTCAACGCTCTTTCTTTTTACGGCAGTGTCAAATTTCTTGAACTGCTCCATAGATATGGAGTACTTAGGATCTTTAAACACGAATCCCGTGTAGATCGAAAGAACCGCCCAAACCTGCTGTGACTTTCTGTGACTGAATTTCCAGAGAGTCCCAATGGGACCCTTGGGTCTACCATCTGCGTGACGTTTGATCCATATCTTCTCAGATACAGGATCAAGGCCGGCGAGGTACCTTAAGTAGTCTCTTCTGAGAATCTTAAGCCTATCTACCGTCCACTGCTCACCACTTGAAGACACCCAATTCTCGATTTGAGAAAGTATCTGGGTGGCCAGCGATTTGGTTAAACCAATCGCCTCTAGCCGTCGGAGAGCCTGATTATGTGTGTAATTAAACACTAATTGTGCTCCTCTCGGATACCAATCATAACGCAACAGCTCCACTGTGGCGTAGAGCGAGCGCCCTTTAATAG